GTAGCAAGCCATAAAGCTGTAAGTCTTTCGTATGTGTCTGGAATGTCTTCAAGATCGAGTTTCTTTTTATATGTACACTCAACCTCTGCTTCATCACTTAAAAGGACATCTCCAAACTCTGCTATTCCTGGAGTAAGATTCTTTAAAAATCCAGTAGGTTTAGCGTACTCGTATCTATCTGTATATCTTTGTCTATCTAGTAACTTTAATCTTTCTTTAGCTAAATTGAAGTTAAATCTAGTATCGTTTTGTATCTTTAGAACTATATCATTAAAATAAAAGGACGCCGTTTCAAAGTTGACGTCCTCTTGTAAGTCCTCATCAGCATAGGGAAATCCTAATTCGAGGAAAGCCATTTTTATTATTTTGTCTTTATTCATCTTCCACCTCTTCATAAGTTTTTAAAAATATTTCAGGTTTGCATGGATAAAACTCTCTATTTACTCCTTTTATGATATAATCATTCTCTTCTGCTCTCATTGTTCCTTCTAAAGTTTCTATTAAAATAGCTGGGTGATCATCTACTGAATAATCAACTCTCATAGTTTCATTATTCATAAACTTAAAAATTTCTTCAATTCTTTCAGCAGTATCAATGAATTGAATAGCTTCAATTACGATAGGTTTTTTCTTATATTTTTTAATCATCTTCCACCTCTCTGAAATTAGATGTTTTTTCAAGTGCTATTCTTTGAGCGTCATGTAATTTATATCGACTAACTTCAAAATTGTTACAAATAAAGTAACTTGGATTTTTAATATCTTTTTTAAGCAAGCTACAATTTTTGTTACAAAAATAAAAATAACTGCAATTTTCACAATTGAAACTAATTTTAGAATATTCTTTATTAAGAGCTTTTTTATATCTCCACCAGTTTATGAGTTTTTTAATCATCTTTCACCTCTCTAAAATTGACTTCTTTTTTTAATTTAGATAAAGTATAATCATTTAAAAATTTTCCACTAGGCTCAAATTTATCACATATAAATCTTTCTGGAAAATCAATAATATCTTGAATATTTTTGCAATAAACAGTTCTAGTTGGTCCATGTGTAGCTACAGTTTCTAATATTTTGCAATTGTAACAACACTCTCTAATTCCTAAATCTTTCATATTTTCTCCTCAATGTCTACAACAAGTTCTAATGTTTTCTTTAGATAATAATTTTCCTTAACTTCTACTATATCAAGCAATGCTAAATTTATTTCATCTGCTTTATCACGTGCTACAACTTCCATATCCTCGTCATAGTTCTCTAGTTCTTTTATTAGTTCTCCTACTGTCATTCTTCTACCTCTCTAAAATCAACACTTCTTTTTAATTTTGCTATTTCAACTTGTTTTAAATATTCTTGACTAGCTTCAAATTTATTACAAACAAATTTACGTGGAACTAAAATTACATCTTCAAGAAAATTACAGAAATTAGCTTCTCCAGATACTTTATTATCTCCAGTAAATCTTTGAAAATTTT